GGGTGTGGGGGAGAAGGGCGAGGACTGGTCGGAGGGGGATCCGGAGCGGGCCAAGGCGGCTATCAAGGCTACTTCGGCGGCGAAGCGGGTCCGGCGCGAATTGGGGTTGCCGGAGGAGGTGCTGACGGAGGGGTGTGCTTGTCAGCGGGGGATGATGCATCGGCTTGGTGAGAGTGGGGTGACGCTGGTGCCTTGTCCGTTCTGTCAGGACGGGTTGCAGGCGATGGTTCGGGCGGCGGTTGACAAGCGGTTGCCGGCGGTGGAGTGGTATCGGGAACACGTGGAGCTCGCGGGGTTCGGAGGTACGTCGTGAAGGTCGTGATCGCTGGAATGGATGGGTATATCGGGTGGCCGCTGTCGCACTATCTGCGGTGGCGGGGGCATGAGGTGGAGGGGTTTGACTGCTTCCTACGACGTCAGATGGTGCGGTGGGCTGGAGGGGAGTCGGTGACGCCGTTGCGGGATTGGCAGGAGGTACCGTTCTGCGATCTGCGGCTACGTCGTTCAGGGAGCCCGGTACAGCGGTTCTTGGAAGGGGCAGACGTTGTGATCCACCTTGCGGAGCAGCCGTCGGCGCCATTCAGCATGAAGGACATGGACTCTGCCGCCACGACGGCGAACAACAACGTTGTCGGGACGCTCAACCTCCTGTGGGCCATGCAGGAAGTCTGCCCGGAGGCGCACCTCGTGAAGCTGGGCTCGATGGGGGAGTATGGGACGCCGAACGTGGACATTCTGGAGGGGGAGGCGGAGATGGTGTTCCGTGGGAGGCATGACCGGATGATCTTCCCGCGGCGGCCGGGGTCATTCTACCATGCGTCGAAGGTGGCGGACACGTACAACGTGGAGCTTGCCTGCCGTGCCTGGGGACTGCGGGCCACAGACATCATGCAAGGGGTGGTGTATGGGCTCGGATATGAGCATCAGCCGGAGGGCAAGCTCGGCCTGACGCGGTTTGATGTGGATCCGATCTTCGGGACGGCTATCAACCGGTTCTGTGCGCAGGCGGTGGCGGAGGTGCCGATCACGCCGTATGGCAAGGGAGGGCAGACGCGCGGGTTCCTGCCGTTGCGGGACTCGTTGCAGTGCCTGGGAATCGCGATCGAGAATCCGCCGGCGTCGGGGGAGTATCGGACGCTCAATCAGTTCGAGCAGACGTACTCGATCGGCGAGCTGGCGCAGCAGGTGCAGGTGGCGGCGTGGTACTGGGGCGTGGCTTCTGAGGTGCGGCACGTGGAGAACCCGCGGGCGGAGGCGGAGGCGCACTACTACGAACCGGATCATCAGCGGCTGTTCGACCTGGGGTATGTGCCGACGCGCGACATGCAGTTGGAGCTCCGGGAGCTGATTGGGGTGCTGAGGGAGTATCGGGATCGGATTGACGTGGAGGCGTTGCTGCCAGACGTGCATTGGTCGGGGGAGCGGCGGCGCGTGGAGTACTTGGAGGCGTGAGATGAACCGGACCCGCGACACGAGCCTTGAGGCGTTTCGAGATGTGATTGCCAAGCTGGGCGAGGCGCAGGCGGCGGTGTGGGGGCTGTTCCGGGAGGGGGCGGTGTTGTGTGACCTTGAGATTCGGGATCGGCTGGGGTGGACGATCAACCGGGTTACGCCTCGGCGAGGGGAACTCGTTGACAAGGGGCTGTTGGAACTGAAGTTCAGGCTGCCGTATAAGGGGCGGCGGCGGTGTTTCTGGGGGCGGAGTATGAGGCTGTTTGCTGGGAAGGAGGTGGTCGGATGAATTCGGGATTCAGCATTCAGAATTCAGAATTGGAGGGCATGTGCCCGACTTGTGCAGAGGAGGTGGCGGAGATCATTCGTGAGAACCAGGCGCTGTGCGAAGACAACGAGCGGCTGGAGATGGAGTATCGCGGGGCGTGTGAGACGTTGGATCATCTCGCGTGGGATGTCGAGCGCGCGAGGAAGGGGCAGGTCGGTAGACAGTTGGATGAGGCTCGACAAGTTGTGTCCGACATGATTCGGTAACTGGAAGCGAGGTAGATACACATGCCACGGAAGAAGAAGGTTGAGACTACGATCACGAGCGTTGATGGGTGTGACTCACGGCTTGCCGAGCTGCGCGAGATTGCGACGGCGCGGCAGGCGGTCGAGAACTGGCGGAATCAGATCGATGAGGTGGTGGAGCAGATCCAGCTTCGGCTGCTTCGCGGCGTTGAGCTGGACGTGGACATTCCGGCGACGTTGTTGGGGGTGATGGAGGCGATGCCAGAGGGGCCGGCGGATGAGCACCTCGACATCCGGGTGGAGGCGCTGTCGGCGGATGTGCTGGCGTTTGTCGAGAAGCATGAGAGTGAGTACACAGGCGAGCAAGGGAACCGTTCGTGGGACCTGCCGAACGGCACGATCGGCTATCGCCTTGGAAATCCAGCGGTGAAGCCGAAGCCCGGGATCACGGAGACGGCGGTGAAGGAGAACGCTGACTGGATGGCGGCACTCCGGAAGCTGGGTTATGTGCGGCAACCGCCGGCGACCATCAACAAAGCCGAGATCCTGAACGACTGGGCCGGCAAGGAACGCAAAGGCAAGGATGGAGAGCCGGAGCCGGCGCCGGCCCACGACACGATTCAACGGAGGCTCGCTAAGAGCGGGCTGCGGGTGTTGCAGGAGGATGAGGGGTTCTTTGAGTTGGCGAGGCCGGAGTTGCATTCGGTGGCGGAGGCCGGAGTTGCATTCGGTGGCGGAGGCCGGGGAGACCGAAGATGCGCAAGCGGAAGCAGCTAAGGGCGGTGCTGGAATGCTGGGATGCTGGTATTCGGAACGGGGCGACTAGGAGGCAGATGATGCTGCGAGCCACATCGTCGGAACAGGATCGTTCATTCCTGCAATCCGTGATCTCAACGACGTTGCTCGAGGAAGCGATGGAGTGGATCGCCAGTAACCTCGCGCCTAACGACGTGTTCGATGAGTCGGACTTGAGAGATTGGGCGGAGGAGAACGGATACGTTCAGGAGGAGTAGCCATGGACGCCGGCCGCCTCGAAGAGTGTACTCACTGCGGAACGATGAATGAGCGGTGGCAGTGGGATAGGACCGGCATGGTAGTTCACGTGTGGTTCTATGAGCCGGGGAGTTGGCAGGTGGAGTGTTGTCGGTGCGGCCGGCCGTTCATGGCGAGCTCGCCGGTTCCGGGGCCGGATGGAGAGGTTGAGATTCGCGATGAATGAGCTGAAGGTGATTGTGCTTGGTGCTGGCGATCGGGGGGCGGTGCATGTGAAGGGGTGGCAGGCGATGCCGAATGCCCGGATTGTGGGCATTGTGGACTCGGTGGTGTCGAAGGCGTCGATGTTGGCGCTTGGGTGCCGCTGCCAGTGCTGGGGGGAGAGTTGGCGGAAGGCGCTGGACCAGTGGGCGGCGGACGTGGTGTCTATCGCGCTGCCGACGTCGGAGCATGTGCCGGCGATTCGTTGGGCGTTCCGGCGGGGGATGGACGTGTTCTGTGAGAAGCCGCTGTCGCAGACCTCCGGGGACGTCCTGAGGGTGATCGAGGAGAAGGAACGCAAGCTCGCGGTGTGCTTCCAGCTCCGGGCGATGCGGGTGTATGAGGAGGTGCGGGACATCCTGGCGGAAGAAGTCGGGCGGCCGTTCATGATGATCACCCACGACTTCCGGGAGATCCGGCCGAAGATAGCAATGCACGATCCGCACGTGAACGGCGGCCCGATCGTGGATTGTTGGTGCCACCAGGTGGATCTGATGCGATGGTTCACGGGGTGCGAGCCGGAGTCGGTGTATGCGCAGGGCTATCGATGGGCGCAGGGACACCAGTCCCTGGAGAAGATCGAGGTACTTGCCCACGATTCGGCGACGGTCACGGCGGTGTTCACGGATGGCTCGACACTCCAGAGCAACATGAGTTGGGGGCTGCCGAAGACGGTGGATCATGAGGTGGCTTCGCCGGTGTTCGTTGGGCCGGGCGGGGTGATGGAGATTGGCGAGAACATCATCTACGTCAACAGCCAACGGGCCGCAGAGCCCATGCAAGTGCCACACATCACGTCGGATGCGGCGACCTACAACTTGATTCAGCGCTTCGCGCGCGTTGTCCGCGGCGAGAGCCAACCGAATGACTCGGCTTGGTCGGCTTACATGGCGCAGCGGGCTTCGTTGGCGGCGCTTCGATCTATTGATACGGGGGAGGTTGAGCGGATTTGAAGGCGCTGACGATCATTGAACCGTGGGCTTCTCTCATTGTGTATGGGGCCAAGCGCTACGAGACTCGCTCGTGGTCGACGAAGTACCGCGGCCCGCTGGCGGTCCATGGGGGAGCCAGGCGAGTTCTGATGAGGTTGGGAAGTGGTATAATTGGGAGTACAGCCCACGACGGCATCAACGCCCAGGCAATCCGCACGAGGCAAGTGCTCGTGCGGGGTGTCTGGGCGTTTTGCGTTGTAGGGCATTGCCAATTGCGAATTGGCAATTGCCAACTGGCAATTGGGAATGCCTTCGTAGGGAGGTAAGTCATGGAAGTCACGACAGCCAGACCTCCAAGGGATGAAGGGTGCCGGCCGATTGGCGGCACGGTTCTGACAGGCGGCCCATTGCCACCGTTGGGACTGCCGCCGGGGTCGGTTCGGGCCATCGCTCTCCTGTTGATAGCGATTACGCTTTGCATCTCGGTACTGAAGGGCATCGAGCCGCCGCAGTGGATGCTGGCGATCTTTGGGGCGCAGATCGGGGAGTATGTGAGCCGGCGCGGGAACGGGGGGCCGCCGCAATGAACGGGGACCTCGGGAAGATCCACGACAAGCTGATGGAGATGCATGGGGACATTCGGGCGATGGCAGCACACTGCGAGGAGCGGTGCAAGCACGTCGACGCCGAGCTCACCGAGCACGATCAGCGAGTGACTCGACTCGAGGTATCGGAGGCGAACACGAAGCGAATCACGGGGCTTATCTCGGCTGTGGTGGCGGCGTTTGTGGCGGCGGTGGGGCTGCTGGTAAAGTGGATCGGATTTGGTGAGGCGCGATGATTACGGTGAAGAAGTTGGCGGAGGAACTCGGTGTCCGGACTACGGTTGTGCTGTCGGAAGCTAATCACCGTGGGATCCAGGTGGAGGAGATGGAGGAGAAGATCACAGTGCGTGCGAAGGTGCTGACCAAAGCGGACGCGGAGAGGTTGCGGCAAGCGCTGCGCAGGTGATACGTGATGGCTGCGAAGGCGAAGGCAAAGACCAAAAGGACTGCAGGGACCTCAAAGACGCTGAAGGAGCGGCAGCGGGCGGCCGGCAATGCTGTTCGGGAGCATCCGGAGGCGGATCGGAAGGGGAAGCCGAATACGCAGGGGGTTTCGTTGGCTCCGGTCGACACGACAGAGGTCACGGAGGCGCTCGAGGCGGTCATTGGGGACGGCGCGCACTGGTTGCTCGACACGGGGTGCTCTATCTGCGGTCTGTTGTGGGACAAGCCGGATGAGTTCGTGAAGGTGAACCAGATGCTGACGGCCCGCAAGGGGGAGCGGCCGACACAGGGAGCGGTTGAGCAGTATGTGAAGGGACTTGGCGTGCCGTGCGGCACGAGCACGATTCGACGGCACCGGACGCACATGAAGGAGGTCGGCTTCTGGACGGCGTTGTTAGGGAAGAACGCGGAGCGGCTGATTGAGGAGTCGAAGCGGGTCGCTGGCGGGAAGGCGCCGGAGTTGATCCGGGTGCTGTGCGAGAACCTCCTTATGAAGCTGCTCGTCAAGGCGAACTCCGGGAAGGCGGCCAAGGAGCAGCTTGGCATCGCGAGCCTGGCGCTGCGGTACCTGACGGCGGCGCCGCGGTCGGAGCTGACGGAAGCGAAGGTGTCGCAGGAGAAGCGGAAGCAGGCGGGCGTCGACGCGATGGTGGAGGCGCGGGCCGGCATGGAAGTTGCTTCGCGACTGGAGTCTCTGCGGGGGAAGATGCCGGACGATCAGATTGAGATGGTTCGTGAGGCGTTGAGCAGCGGTGACTGACACCTTCGGAGAACAGATCGCCGGCAAGCGGATGGTCGCTGTGGAGCGGCCCACCGCCGAGGGCCTGCGGGAGTGGGTCCACGCGAACGCGCGTCCGCGGGGGAAGCCGTGGTCGTTTGAGCGGTATGAGTACCTCGAGGAGCCGCTGCTCTGGTGTGGTGAGTGGGAGGCGATTCGGGCTTCGACGCAGGTGGGCAAGTCGACGGCGGTTGAGCTGCAGATGCTGTACGTGGCGGCGCCGGGGAACCGGGTGGGGTACTACCTGCCGACCAAGGTCGACGTTCGGGACCACGTGCAGAACCACGTCGACCCGCTGATTGATGATTCGGAGTCGCTGACGAAACTCGCGGTGGGTTGGCAGGAGGTCAAGCAGGAGATTCGGCGGCGGAAACAACGGCCGGACAATGTGCTGTTGCTGAAGTTCGGGAACGGGTGGATCCACTACCGCGGCCTTCAGGACATGAAGGAAGCGAAGCGGACGCCGATGGATATGGTGATTGTCGACGAGGCGTCGGAGATCGCCCACATCACGGATGCGGAGACGGGCGTACAGCACCGGGACATGCTCATCGGCCGGATGGAGGCGAGTGAGCTTCAGTGGTGGCGGGAGACTTCGCAGACGGAGCTTGAAGACGAAGGTATCGATGCGACGTACAAGGAGGGCAGCCAGGCGAGCTACCGCTGTCGGTGTCGCCGCTGCCGGACGTGGGTCGACCTCGGGATGACGTGGCCGGAGTGTGTGATGGGCCGGCATGGCGATGGGCGGCTTGTGTCGGGTGCGGAACTCGAACGTGGGGTGGCGTGGCCGGATTGCGAGGAATGGTTCTACACTTGCCCGCGCTGCCGGAATGCGTCGGGGCCCGCGCGAATCACGTTGCCGCGGATGGGCGACAATGAATGGGCTTGGCAGCACGACAAGCCGACGCTGCGGGAGTCGAAACCCTCCTATTGGATCTGCGGACTATACGGCCCGCAGATGACGCCGGAAAAGGCGGCGCGGCGGTGGCATGGGGCGCAGAAGGATGATGAGAGCCTGTGCGTGTTCTACTGGATCACGCTGGGACGTCCGCGGAACGGGAGGCGCAAGCCGTTGACGGAAGAGCGGCTGCGGTTCGGCGACTTCCGTTGGTACCCGAAGCCGATTCCGGGGCAGCCAGTGGCGGTCGGTATCGACATCGGCGACTTGTTCCACTGCGTCGCCAACATGTATCACCCGGACCTCGGTTGGATCCTCGCGAACGTCCTCGAGACAGATGAAGAGGAAGAGGCAGAGCGGTGGATGCGTGTGTGGGAGGGGCCCACGATCATTGACGCGCGCCCGGAGAAGCACACGGCCGTTCGCTTAGCGCGGCGCGTGGGCGGCCGGCACGTCGCGGTGCTCTACACGCACGACGGGCAGCGAGGGAACATCGAGGAAGGGGACTTCAAGGGGATCCGGACGGTCTCCATGTCGCGGGAGTGGGTGATCGATGAGGGCGTGCACTTCATCGAGTCGGACTTGCTCCTCCCGCCGAAGCGGTGGAAGAACGTCCCCACGGTGTGCCAGCACTTCACGAGCTTCAAGCGGCAGAAGACTGACAAGGGGCTGTTCCGGTGGGCGCACGTGGACCACTACGGGATGGCTGAATGCCACGCGAAGGTGGCGATCGATCATGGTACGGAGCTGCGCCTTGTGAAGCCGAAGCCGATGACCGACCCGAAGGACTACGCAGCCGGCGAGAAGATGAGCGTGACGGAGTGGTAACTGATGGCTGAGATCATCGTAACTGACCGGCGCGGACAGGAGATCAGGTTTGCGGAACCCGCTCGCCGGCCCAAGGGCGGCGAGGCTGGGTTCACCGGGCTTGATGTTTGGGACGGGCTCATCACCGATGACTACAACGCGAACCTTCGCGGGTCGGACTGGATCGAGACTTGTGAGAAGATGCGGCGGGGGGACGGGCAGGTTCAGGCGGTGGAGCTGGCGTTGACGCTGCCGATTCGGTCGGCTACGTGGTCGGTCGAGCCGCCGGACGGGGAGGATGCGGGGAGCTCGGCGAAGGAGGCGGCGGAGGGGTATTGGGCGAACTTGCAGAACACGACGTCTCACACGTGGGATGACCACATTCGTGAGGCGTGCGTGGGTATGTTGCAGGGCTACCAGGTGTTTGAGAAGGTGTGGAACGCCGATGGTAGCTATCGAAAGTTCCCGGTCCGCGGGGCGGATACGATCGAGAAGTGGGTGTTCGACCCGCAGGGCGGCCTGGCCGGGTTCAAGCAGCAGGGGACCGACACTTCGGGGAAGTTCCGGGAGATCACGATTCCGATCGAGAAGCTGTTGGTGTTCACGTATCGGAAGGAACGCGGGAACCCGGAGGGGTTTGGGCTGCTGCGGCCGGCGTACAAGCACTGGAAGATCCTGGACAGCTTGTACCGAATCGCGAACATCGGGTTCGAACATGTGTTCCTCGGCATGCCCTATGCGATGATGGCGCCGGGGGCGAGCGCGGATGACCGAAGGAAAACGCTGAAGATCCTGAAGAACTGGCGGGCGGCGGAGAACGGGGCGGCGGCATTCCCGAAGGATACTGTCGAGGAGTTGTCGACGCTGGAGATGAAGGGGGACATCTCGCGCATTGACACGTACATGAAACATCACCTGACGCTGATCGCGCGGTCGGCGCTGGCTCAGTTCATCTCGTTCGGCGATACGCGGTTCGGTGGGCAGCAGGTTACGGAATCGATGACGAAGTTCTTCCTGCTCAACCTGAACGCTTCAGCCCAGTGGTTCGCCCAGGTGCACAACCGGTACGCGATTCCGCAGTGGGTCGAGTACAACGCTCCCGGGCTGCCGCGGGAGGAGTGGCCGGAGCTGAAGCATGAGGACCTGGGGCTGCTGCTGCATCGGGATGATGTGGCGGAGATGCTGAAGTCATTGATTGAGGCGCAGGTGTTGACGGCGGGGGAGGATATTGAGGGGTGGGTTCGGGAGATCTACAATCTGCCGGAGAAGGAAGAGCAGGGGAGCGAAGAGCAGGGCAAGGGCAAATCCGCAGATTCCGCAGAAGAGGAGGATGCTGGGGACAAGGCGGCGGCTCGTGAAGGGCGGCAGTCGGCGATTGTGTTGGCTGACAAGCCTTCGCCTTCTGAGGTGATTGTGCCGCCGGAGTATGGGTTGCAGGATGAGTTCCAGGAGCGGGCCCGGGCGGTGGTGGGCAAGCTGCATGAGAAGTTTCTCAAGAGGCTTGAGCCGCTACTCGCGAAGCTGGCGAAGGCTACGAAGTCGAACGCTGGAACCATCATCCGGGAGATTGGGGCGGTGGAGGTTCCACACTCCGGAGAGTACGCGGGGCTGCTGCGGGACTTCATGACAGAGGTTTGGACGCAGGCGACGCAGCGGTATGCGGAGCGCGGGAACGTTCCTGTTCCGCCTACGCCGAATTGGCTTGCCGGGTGGAAGGAAGCGAAGGCGGCCTCTCTCGAGGGCAAGCACGGCGAGGACCTGCGGTTTGCGGTTGTGGCGGACATCCTGAACCGGGTGAACGTGGAGGCTCCGCTGAAGGAGCTGTTGATGAATGCGGAGCAGGTGATGCGGGAAGTTTCTACTAAGGCGCTGACGGAGCATTTGGAGGAGGCGGCGGGGCAGATGATTGGGAAGGTGGCTGGCTGATGGCTAACACTCGAATCATCAACGAAGCTGGACCCGATGTGCTGCTGCCGTCACCGGATGGATTGGAGCACGAACGGGATTTGCGTGAGGCAGGTGATCCCGAGGCCGTCGAGCTACGGGATAATGCCGTTCCGACGCTGGTGCAGATGATCAGTGACCTTCGACGGCTCATTGTGCGGGGGGATGTGGAGCAGCATCAGGCGATTCTCGCCCAGAACCCGCAGTGGAAGGAAAATCTGTTCTCGCTGCGTGATGAGATCGAAGCGATCATCACGGTGTCGGATGAGGACATGGCCGCAGCCATCGCAGATGCTGCGGATGCGACACCGTGGGCGGAAACAAGCGAGCCCTGCGCCGGGGGGGCGAAGCAGCGAGTAACTCAGCGGCAATGCCAATCGGCGACCGTCGGCTACCGTATGATCGAGCGCGTGCACTACCAAGAAGGCCCGGACTCGCGCAGGTGCTTTGCGGAGGATGGCCGGACCCGTGAGGTGGTGGCGCTCTAATGCCTCTCTCGTGGGGACAGTCGGGAGACTACTATGTCTCGGCACTCGACGGCGACGACGGGGACGGTGGGGGTGCGAATGACCCGTTTGCGACCATCGGGGCAGCGGTGGCGGCGGCGGAAAGTTGGGACACTATCGTGATTGGGTCAGGTACGTACGTCGAGAACATTTCAATTCCCACAACGAAGAACTTATCGCTGGTGGGCGACGGGCGTGTAATACTAGATGGCACGATCACCGACACGGGGACAACGTCAAGCCACACATTGAGCGTGACAGGGATTCGCTTCGTGACTTCTGGGACGGCAATAGACTTGGCGGGTGTGTATAAGGACCATTTGACAGCGACCCGTTGTGAGTTTATCGGGTGTAGTTACGTTCTGAACGAACCTCGTCATTGGAGTGCGGCCTTCACTAACTGCCTGTTCAGGGACATTGCGACCAAAGTCGTCTATGGGTTTCAAAATAGCATCACGCTTAGTTTCTCGCGTTGCACATTCATCAATTGCGCGTATGGGATTGACTTTCGGCCGGGCACCAAGTCAGCCTTGTCTATCGCGAACTGCATCTTTGACGGCACCGCCGGCCGGCATATCAATGTCCCGACGGCGGGCATGGGAACTGCCCTCGATTGGACGAGCATCTATCCCTTTGACGCGGATCAAGATGTGCGCTGGAACGGGACGTCATACGATTCGCTGGCAGCGCTTCAGGCTGCGGGCGTAAACACGAACGGCTACGCACAGGACGTGAGTTATGCCGACGAGGCGATAGATGACTATCACCTCGCGCCGACCGAGGCCCTGAAGACTGGGGGCTCAGGCGGCAGCTACATCGGCGCTTTCATGCCAGCCGTCATGTTTTCGCCGAACGTCAACGACGTGTTGGTGTGGTCGAACCCCTACAGCACGTCGAATCTGGAGCAGGACGGCAATGACTTCTGGGTATTGACGAATCCAGGCTCTGGGCAGTACGTGTCGCAGGTCGTGGACCTCGCTGGCGACGAAAACCTGCGGCGCGTGATGCCGGTGATAGATGCACTTGCGAACGCGACATCCCTTGACACGACGACGGGCGATTACTGGTGGAGCATGGAGTGGCGTTATCAGACAGACGCCCAAGGGTCGTTCCAGCCAGACGCAGGCAGCCCTGCGTGGACCGAGTTTGTCTGGGACCGCGACATGGACATCAACGCCCGGTACGTGCAGTGGCGAGTGACGCCGCGAACGAACGGACCATAGGCAATGGCTCAACCAGCACCAATCTGGGAAGGACTCGCGATAGAGCATCCGCCGCCTCCTGAGTGGAAGGGATTGGCTATCGAGGTGGTTGGTGGACTGGACTCGGACACGGTGACCATCGTCGCGCCCGTAGCAGCCGAAGTTCGCATGGACCTCGCTGGCCGGGGGATCGGCGCAGACTTCGCTGGACTGAGAGGCGGTATCTAACATGACGAACCGAGTGACCTACCTCGGCGCAACCGCCGACTCAACGTACTACATGCTCGTCTTCCGTCCCAGCGATCGCGCCATCCGCGACGTTGTTGCTGACGAATGGGACGCGCTCGACGGCAGCGGTGACATCACGGCCATTGGTGACTGTGACATCGCGCAGATCGCGACGGTGGGAGACGCGGGGGTCGTGCAGTTTACATTCCCGACGTTGAGTGCCGGGCTCTATGGCGTGCAGATCCGTGAGCAGGCAGGGGGATCTCCTGCAACAGACGACGCGATCCAGGCGGATGGCGTTGGGTTGGTAGCCTGGGACGGCACGCAGGTCCTATCGGTGGACGGACTGGCGCTTGCGTCGGTCTGTACTGAGGGACGCCTCTCTGAACTGGACATAACAGAGATACCTGCCGATGTTCTGGACGTGTACACCCGCTTGGGTGCCCCGGCGGGCGCGTCCGTAAGCGCAGATATAGCAGCGGTGAAGACGGACACGGGTAACCTTGCATCCAGGATTACCGGAGCGCTGTTCAGTGGCATTACGAGCGTGGCGGATTGGCTCGCGGCTATTGCTGGGAAGACGCCGGATGCGACGACTCAGGCAGAGATTCGGGCTCGGACGGCGGGAACAACTTACACGATAGCGGATGACTCCAATGAGGCGATCCGCGATCGCGGCGACGCGGCCTGGACGGGCTCACCGTCCGGCGCCCACACCCTCACCCTCACAGTCGAAGACGACGGCGGAAACCCGTTGGAGAACATGTGGGTGTGGTTGGCCGATGCGGCCGGCGAGGTGGTGTCGCCGGCGCAGCGGACGAACGCTTTGGGTCAGATCGTGTGGAGCCTCGGGAATGGGGACTACTACCCGAACATTGCGGCGAATGCTTCGTACACGTGGGATCAGACGAACTACAAGGTGACAATCAGTGGGGCAAGTGTGACGTCGACCATCGTCGGGACGGCGTTCTCGGCGCCTTCGCCGAGCTCGGCGGAGTACTGTGTCCTCTACGGCTACCTGCAGGATGGCTCGGGGAATGTGTTGGCTTCGGAGTCGCGGGCGGTGGTGGTCGAGTTGGAGAACGACTACCGGAATGGCAACGTCGGCTGGGAGAAGGAGCCGCTGGCGGCCGATACCAACGCCTCCGGGTACTTCACACTGCAAGTGCCGCGGTCGATATACCTGTGTTCGGGCTCCGAGGCTTCGGGCTCGGGTACGGGCACGGTGAAGGTGCGCGTGGGGGCGAAGGGGCTCGTGGTGACGGGGTTGACGGTTCCGGATGCTGCTAATAAGGACTTCTGGGATCTGGTGAGAGGGGTGTGAGGGGTAATTCGGTAATGGGGTAATTCGGTAATGAGGAGATGGCGCGATGGAGATTGTGCTGACGACGGACAACAAAGGGCGGACGCAGGTTCAGACGCAGGGGGTGCCGCATCCGTTGGCGCTGATTGAGGTGATGACTCAGGCGACGGCGGAGGTCACTCAGACGGTGCTTCGGCAGATGAAGGCGGCGGAGGAAGCGGAAGAGAAGGAGCCGGAGATTGTGTTGCCGATACCGGGGAATGGGCGCGGGTTTCGCGGGGCGTGAGGGTGTGGGTGTGTGGGCGTGTGGGGGAAAGGGCGGTAGGATGGTGCCGGAAGTCGCGAGCGGAGCATACAGGCGAACCAAACGCCGTTTGGTTGAAGATTGGCGCGGAGGTCAGACATGCGATTGGCGCACATGATGGAGGAAGGCGGAATCTCGGTTCGTGAGGTGGCGCGTCGGGCAGAGGTGAATCCGGGTAGCGTGTCGGCAGTTGTGCGGCGACAGTCCGGGCAAGGTGGGCACCAAGTGTCGCGGGCGGCGCGGGGCAGAGTGGTCGGGACCGTGCTCGCGATGTATCGGCAATTGTCAATTGCCAATAGTCAATTGCCAATTGCCAATGACCCGGACCTTGACCCGATGCGGAAGTGCCTCGAGTGCCGGCAGCCGTATGAAGAGCAGGCGGATGGCGTGATCGTGTGCGGGTGTGAAGGGGCAGAGAGGTTTCCGGCAGGCAAGGGCTTGTCCGCAGATTGCGCGGATTCCGCAGATGGCTTGCGGGAGGCGTTCATGGGCGTTCTACGGCGCCGAGCGCAGGAGCTGACGGCGAATGCCTGATAAGGCCAAACGCTCAGAGCGAACCTGGGGCCCGTCGGCTGTTGACACGATCAATGAGCCGTTGCGGATTACGGGCTCGATTCTCATCGGGCAGATGGATGCATTCGCGGCGGACACTACGTTCCCGATTGAGACGTATCCGTTTGCGCGTTACGCGGGGCCGCGTGACGATCGGAACTCGGAGCTCTGCCGGCGGCTTCACAATCAGATCTTCGACCGGCGGGATCCGTCGTTCGCGGAGTTCACGCCGCCGGTGCACATCAACTGCCGGCATTACTGGACGTTCATCGGGAAGGCCGACGGGCGCAGGCCGAACTTCGTCCGGCCGGAACAGGCGATCATTGACCGCGATGGGCACTTCGTGCGGGACCCGGAGAAGTACTCTCCTCTACGTGTACGCGCGCGCGCGAACGGGCGGGACTTCATCTTCCGGCGGGTGAAGGATGAGTCGGGCGAGGTGGTGTCGAAGATCACGTGGCGGCAGCGGGGGATGGATGCGCCGGTCACTGGGGTCGAGAATCTGCTGCCGACGAAGGAAGAGGTGGAGTCGGGGACGGAGCCGTGGTCGGTGGATAAGGTGCGGAGGTTCTTGCGGGAGTTGCCGCGGGAGGTGCGGCAAGCGCCGGGGCTCACGGAGATGGCATTCGCTGGCGATGAGTACGCGGCCCATGTGGCGCAGGTTCCGCCGGCAGACCAGGCGGCGACTCTGAGGGCACTTGGGTACTACCGGGCGGACACGGGGCAGGTTGTCCTGAATGATGCCAGGCTGCACAATCTGCCGAATGCCGAGATGCATCTGTTGGACACGATCGCTCACGAGAGCGGCCACGCTTGGGCGGCGGAGGCGAACTCGCCAGACAGTGTGTCGCCGCCGGCATTGACGGGCGAACTGCTGACGCTGTTCGGTGTGGCGCCAACCGCAACCATGCAGGCGCGGACAGCGTTGTTCATGGCAATCAGCGAGGACAACCAGGAGCGCGGCCACGTGACGGACTACGCGATGACCGACCTCGGAGAGGATGAGGCGGAGAATGTCCGGCTCTTCCTTCGGTGGCAGGTCGAGAACGACAGTGCGGCCAGATCGCGCATCAAGCCTCGGAAGCGAACGGTGGCCGTGCTGAAGTCTCTACTGGGGTTGAACCTGCGATGAGTGTGATTGGCGCGCAAGGAATCGAGAAGGATACGGTGGCGGTTCTGTTCGTCGACCGCGCGGAGCCGCCGGTGCGTCAGCGGGTGAAGTTGACGCGACACGGGAAGCTGGCCTTTATAGAAGGTACGCCGGAGGGGCTGGCAGAGGAGATCCTCGCCGCGGTGTCGAAGGCCGACCTCAACAAGCGGAAGCAGACAGTAGACGGCTTCAGCATCGAGATTCTGTGGTATAATCCTCAACAGAAGACCTACGAGGAATCCGGGGCCGCTGACAACTAACATCCGACCGCCCACGACGGCATCAACGCCCAGGCAGTTCCGGAACTCAACTCGCAGAGGTGAGTTCCAGAAGGTCTGGGCGTTTCGCATGTATGGCATGGCCGTCAAACTCAGTGGTCCGGTGCAGCTCCAGGAGACCTTCCGGGATGTGCTGGTGGACAAGCCGCGCGATCTGACGCCGGTGTGGGCTCGGATCACGATGGACTTCTACGGCATCGAGGCGGAGGTCTATGCGGCGCAGGGGGCGGCTCACGGCGGGACGAAGTGGCCGGAGCTCTCTGAGCAATACGCGGCCTGGAAGGCGAAGCACTTCCCTGGCGCGCAGATTGGCGTCCTCACCGGGATGACCCGCGAGGCGCTGACGGGACCAGGGGCGGCTTCCATCGTCGAGATGAGCCCGCAGCGGCTCGCATTGGGCGCAAGCTGGCAGCGCGGCGAGTGGGACATTCCGGGACTGCTGGACACGGGCACGGAGAAGATGCCCGCGCGCGACCCGATCCCCTCTATGCTTGGCTCCACGAAGAGCCGTTGGGTGGGCTGGATTGGTGACCATCTTATGGAGGAGGTGGCGGCGTGAGTGATCGGACGATGGTTACCTTCTCCGAGGTTCTGTCCGAGGAGAACTGGATCCAAGTGCTGCCCCTCGGTGAGTGGATGTACCCGACGTGGGACGGGATGAAGGACATCCTGGTCGACGAGCGGATGCTGACGGACTTCGTGGCGAACTTCGACGGCGGCGTGGCCGGCAAGCCGCTGCCGGTGGACGCCGAGCACCGGTACGATGCCGAAGGCGCCCATGGATGGATTGAGGAACTGCAGGCGCGGGACGCCGGGCTGTTCGCCCGGGTGGAGTGGACGGACCGGGGAAAGACCGCGATCGAGAACAAGCGATTCCGGTTTGTGAGCTCGGAGTTCGCGGAGAAGTACCGCAACAACAAGGGCAAGCTGCACCGGAATGTGTTTCTGGGCGCCGGGCTGACGGTTCGGCCCTTCATCAAGACGGACGAGCTCGAGGAGCTGCCTCAGCCCGTGCAGGCAAGCGAGGGGCTCTTCATCACCTGCCGGGAACCCGCCGGCGATCCAAGTGAGGGAGCGACGCAGGAGGCAATTGACATGGACGAACTGCAGAAGCTACGCGGGGAACTAACTGGGCAGATTGATGGGCTGCGCGAAGCGGCCGAGGCGAAGGACGGCCAGATCACCGAGCTGAACGATCAGCTCACGGCCCTGACCGCCGAACGCGATCAGGCTGCCACCGAGCTTGGCGAGGTCCGCCTCCGCGAGCAGCGGGCCGAGATCGAGACGCAGCTCGGCGAGAAGCCGTTCCCAGAGGCTCACCTGAAGCGCTTCGCCGATCTGCTCATGCGGGTCGAGGACGTCGAGCTTCGTGGCGAACTGGCGGACGCGATCGCGCAGGTCGAGATCGTGGACACCGAGGAGCGTGGCTTTACCCCCGACCCGAAGAGGGGCGGCGACAAGTTCTCCGACGCGGACCGGAAGCGGGCTCGCGAGCTCGGCATCACCGAGGAAGACCTCGAGAAGTACGGCGGCGAAGTTCCGGACTTCGTTTCGGACGGCGACGATGACGACGAAGAGTGAGAGTCACTGAACCTGTAGCCTGACGGATCACACCGAGGTCGGCTTTGAGCGGGGCGATGAAAGCCACCAGGCGCGGCGTGTGCAAGGCGGACGGCGAGAGAAAGGAAAAAGCACATGGCTGCAACCACGACTGATCGAGACACCAAGCGCAAGGTCGGCGACAGTGGCGACGGGCCGGTGAAGGCGGCGACGAAGATCCCGGCGATGGTGTTGGTGATGGAAGATGCCTCCGGCTACATCACCAACGGTGCCGACACCGCAAGCTGCGTCTTCATGGGGATCTCTCGCGAGCAGAAGGACAACACGTCTGGCGCTGCGGGCGACCTTGACATCGAGTTCTGGCGGACGGGTATCTTCACGTTCGCTTGCACGGGGATGGCTCAGGCGAATGTGGGCGACGCCGTCTACCTCGTCGACAACCAGACGGTTGGCCTGAAGGCCACGACCACGAATGACGTCTGCTGCGGACGAATCGTCAAGTTCATCTCCGCAACGGAGGTCGAAGTCGACATTGCCGATCGGTACACGATCGAGCCCTGATTCGAGTGGGAACCCACTGGGTTCCAGGCGCGCGAAAGGAAGGGAAGTCAGATGGCACGAGAATTGATCCAGACCCGCGTGGCGTCCTACTCGAAGACGTTCAAGGCGATGTTCCTCAAGTCGTATTGGGACGAAACGCCCGAGTTGGACAACCTGGTCACGTTCGTGACCTACACGGGCTCCGAATCGGAGCTGCAGGTCCCCGGCGCTCCACCGTACATGGAGGAGTGGCTGTCGGAACTGCAACACCAGAGGGTGTCGGCGACCCCATACACGATCAAGGATCGTCGGTGGGGCAAGGCGCTGGACATCCCGGTGTCGGCATTCGAGGATGACAACCTCGGGCTGTATCCGGCGAGCATCCAGACGTTTGGCCAGAACGCGCGGAACGCACCCGGAGATCTGGTGTGCGAGTTGATGCGTGATGGCGGGTCCACGACCTGCTATGACGGGCAGTACTTCTTCGACACGGACCATTCCGAGGGCGACAGCGGAACCCTCAACAACATCATCACTGGCACGGTCGACACGGGCTACACGCTCTCCACGTTCAAGAACGACTGGATGAGCGCGTGGGATCGGATGCAGACGTGGAAAAACGACCGCGGCAAGGCAATGCGGGGAATCTCCCCGGACACAATAGTGGTTCCCTCTGGGCTCGCGTCGCTGGCAATCGAGTTCGCCGGCGCGATGATGCTCTCCAGTACCACGAACGTGTGGGTGCCGAAGATCCGGAACGTGATCTGCAATCCGGACCTGACGGACGTGAACGACTGGTACGCCTTCTGCACCACGAAGCCGATCAAGCCCTTCATCGTGGCGAAGCACAAGAACTATCCGGTGCCGAAGATCAGTGCTCGGATCAGCACCGACTCCGATGTTGTGTTCGAGGAAGACGTGTACTCCTGGCGGGCCAAATCCCGGCACAACGCCGGATATGGTCCGTGGCAGCTCGGGATCAAGGTCAGCAATTCCGGCTCATACACTCACTGATAACCCGTGAGACGGCCGGCGGGGAGTTGG